ATCGCCGACTGGTAAGAAAGGAGAATTAACATGAATTTCGGAAACGCTATCAACATGGCCAAGCAGGGTGCGCGTATCGCCCGCAGCGGTTGGAACGGAAAGAACCAGTATGTCGAGCTTGCCACCAACATCTCGTATATGAACGCTAAGGGAGAAATTGTCAATGCGAACCATGACGCGATTGGCAATCAGGCATTTGCGTTTGTTGGAACCAGCGGTGTGCAGCTGGGCTGGCTTGCCTCTCAGAGCGACATGCTTGCTACTGACTGGCGTGTTGTCGAGTAAGAAAGGAGAAACACCATGATTGATCTGACTAACCTGTTCAACGCCATCATCGCCCTGCTGGCGGCTGTCATTACCGCCTTTGTCATCCCGTGGATAAAGGCCAAGGCCAGCGTCCAGCAGCAGGAGGCCCTGGCGGGACTCTACCGCACGCTGTGCTTTGCAGCCGAGCAGCTCTATGGTTCCGGCCACGGCGAGGATAAGCTGGCCTATGTCGAAGCGCAGCTGATGGAGCGCGGATATACCATTGACCGAAATATGATTGAGGCCACCGTGAAGATGCACTTCGGCGAGTGGGGAAAGCACAAAAATACTGATGAGCTGCCCGACGATGAGGAGACGTCCGATGAGGACGAGGAACCGCAGACGCCGCTGATGTAAAGGGGGTGATGCGCGACGGACATTGACAACAGCACCCTTGCGAACAACATCCGGGAACGCATCCACTCCAAGCGGGACAGGCAGATCATGGCCCGCAAGCTGATCGACGGAATCACCTATGAGGCGCTGGCAGAAGAAGTCGGCATGAGCGCCCGTGGCGTGAAGTACGTCGTGCAGCGGAACAAAAAGAAGATACTTTGACCATCAGGCCCACCCTACGGGGTGGGCTTTTTTATGTTGCACGGAATTTGCACTTTCCTTGCCCAGAGGTTGCACCGTCCTTTCATCGTGAAAAACGGCGAATTATGGGACAATTTTGGTGCAAGGAGGCGATGCAACATGTTCAACCAGCCTATCTACGGCAATCCCTACCCGATGCAGTACCAGCAGCCCCAGGCACCGGCCCGCAATTACTACACGCCGATGGCCCCGATCCCCCAGCAGCAGACAGCACCGGGCCTGATCCAGGTGACCGGCATGGAGGGCGCGAAGGCGTACCCTCTGGCCCCCAACAGCGTAGCCGCCCTGTTTGATGCAGACCGTGACGTGATGTATATCAAGAGGACGGACGCTGGCGGATACCCGACCATTGCGGCGTATACCTTTGCCCCGATGCAGGAGGCAGCACCGACTCAGCAGACGGAATACGTCACCCGGCAGGAATTCGACGAACTGAAGGAGATGATCGCAAATGGCAAGCAGCCTGTTCGGAAGGCAAAGCCCGCAACAGAATCCGACGAATAACACCATGAAGACCCTGATGGATGCCATGCGATCCGGCAAGCGCCCGCAGGACGTGCTGCCGAAGCTCGCCAAAAAAGACCCCACGGTCATGCAGGCGATGCAGATCATCAGCGGGAATGCACCGCAAGCGGTCACCGGCATCATCCAGAACCTCGCCGCAAAGCGCGGCGTGACCATCCCGGCACTGATCGAGAGGCTGGGCATCAAGTGATGCAAGGGCTGAGTGCACGCGGCCTTTAGCATAGATACGCGATCGCAAAGAAAAATTCTGCGATCGCAGAAGAAAGGAGAATTTTATGGACGAGAATTTTGCCATGGGTTACGCCATGGGTCAGGACAACAACAACTCCGGCGGTGATTGGTTCGGCGGTGGCTCCGGCGGCTGGCTGGGCATCCTGCTGCTGATCGCGCTACTGGGCGGCGGTCTGGGCTTCGGAGGATTTGGCGGCTTCGGTGGCGGCGCTGGCATACAGGGCATGGCCACCCGTGCGGACATCAACGAGGGTTTTGCCCTCAACAACATCACCAGCGGTATCACTGCCATCCAGCAGGGCATCGCTGACGCGACCTACGCGCTGACCGGCACCATCACCAATGGCTTCCACGGCGTGGATCGCGGCCTGTGTGATTTGTCTCACCAGATTTCCGACTGCTGCTGCGAGAACCGTGCCGCCATCGCCCAGGTGCGCTATGACATGGCCACTCAGGCGTGCGACACCCGCAACCTGATTCAGAACGCCACCCGCGACCTGATGGATAACCAGAACGCCAACACCCGCGCGATCCTGGACTTCCTGACCACCGATAAGATCAGCACCCTGACCGCGGAGAACCAGGCGCTGAAGTTTGCGGCCTCTCAGGCACAGCAGAACGCCTTCATCACCGCGAACCAGGACGCGCAGACCGCAGAGCTGATCCGCCGTCTGGGCCGCGATTGCCCCGTGCCTGCCTACGTCGTGCCCAACCCCAACTGCTGCTACGGCAACCCGCTGGGCGTCGGCTACGGCTACAACGGCAGCTGCAACAACTTCGCATAATCCGGGATAGTTTGGCGCTCCGCCATTCCCCACAACCACAAAGGGGCGGAGAATATCCGCCCCTGTTTTTGAAAGGAGAAATACTATGATTAACGCTTTTGTGACGATCCCTGTTGCTGTTGCGGCCGGCGCGAATGTACTGTTCCCCGGATCCCGCGCACGCACGAACAATTCCTGCTACTGCAACGGCGGCTGGCTCACCCATGAGGACGGCAGCGGTCAGTTCCTTATCTCCCGTCCCGGCATCTACCTGGTAGGCGTTGGCACTCAGGTCACGTCGGCGGTTGCCGGCACGGTTGCGACCCTGGCGATCACCACCAATGGCGAGGCGCTGGCAGGAACAACCATGGCCGAGACCATCACCGCGGCGGACGATGTGGCGCAGCTGGCGACCACAGCCCTGGTGCGCGTGCCTTGCGGCGCGTCCATCACCGTGGGCCTTGCCAATGTTGGCGCTGATGAAATCACCGTTAATGCGGCCAGCCTGACGCTGATCCGCGTTGCGTAAGGGGAGGTGACGTTATGGGCAAGATGTCCAGCGGCATGCGTATGATGGCAATGGCAAGAGCCGGTCAGCGCGACTCCCGTGGCAGATACATGGAAGGCGACCAGATGAACATGATGGATGCGCCGGAAATGCGCCGGCGCCGTGATTCCCGCGGACGTTACATGGAAGGTAACCAGGGTAACTACGGACGTATGGAGCAGGGCGGTGCAACATCTCATTACTGGCCGGAACCACACATGCCTCCGTATCTGGATGATAGCCGGATGCGGAGGATGGAAGATCAGCCCGATGGGCAGAATCCATACGGCGGACAGCCGGAAGTGTACCGCCGGCAGGAAGAAAAGCGCAACGATAGCGAAATGCGCCGGATGACTGACGGAAAAACGTCCGCTGGAGAGATCAACTACAATCGGCCCGACGGCGGATACGGAAACGTCAGCTACTTCATGCACAAGACCGATCCCCTGGATCAGCGCGACGGGAAGGAACATTTCCAACAGCCGCGGCAGATCGGCTTCCAGCAGGCAAGCGAAAACGGCCTGGATAAGGATACAGTCATGAGATGGGTGGAGGACATGGAGGACGGCGAAGGCGTGAGGGGCGGAAAGTATACCTGGCATCAAGCGCAGCAATACGCCATGAACATGGGAATCACCGGCCAGCAGAGGCTGCTGGAGTTCTTCTGGGCCATGAACGCCATGTATGCTGACTTCCACAAGGTAGGAAAGAAGTTCGGCGTGGACAAGCCAGATTTCTACGCACACCTGGCAAAGTGCTTCATCGAAGATCCTGACGCCAAGGACAACAAGGTGGAGGAATATGTGAAGCACATTGTGAAGCATAACTGACACCCAGCCGCCCCGAAAGGGGCGGTTTTTCCATTGTCAAAAGGAGAAAATCATGATATACTTGCTTTGGGAAACAGCGTGGAGAAAAATATCTATTGCTCCCACATTGCTCCCTGTGACACCTCAATCCCTTGATTTTACTGGATTCTTGCAACCCCTGCTAAGGGAGTAGACTGGGATAACCGGTGCGAGAGTTCGAATCTCTCCATCTGCGCTAAATAGCCGCAAACCCGCTGTTTTCAAGGGTTTGCGGCTATTTTTGTTTGTGGTTGGATGTTTGGTGATTTGTCACATTTGGGTACGTTTAGATAGGAATTGCGTCCTATTGCTCCCACTATTGCTCCCATTACTCAGGCTTGCGGGAAATAAGATCGACAGCTGCGCGGGATTTGTCCGTGGTAATGTCGATGTAATGCTTGGCGGTAGTGGCGTAGGATTTGTGACGCAGGACAGAGGCGATGACGGACGGAGAAACACCCAGCAGCTCCAGCTCCGTAGCGGTGGAGTGGCGGGAAGAATACGGACGGACTTCGGGGCGGATGTGCAAAGAATTCTTCATCCGGGAGAAAAGATCGTAGTATTTGTCCTTGTTAATGCCCAGGACATAGCCTTGGCGAGAAACGGACGTATCGCACAGATCCCGGAGGACAGGGTCGATCACCGAAGGGAAAACGATAGGCTTCTCCTTGCGCTCCTTCGTTTTGAGGCCGCAGCCGATGATGGTGCGGGCATCCCAGTTGATCATATCAGATTTAAGCTTGAACAGCTCACCGGGCATCATGCCGGTGTGGATCATGAGCAGGCAAGTGGCGGCGATGCGGTCTCCCCCATCCCAGGCATGCCAGAGGCGCTCGATCTCATCCGGCTGCCATGCGGGGATCTCCGTGCTGGTTTTCTCCGGCAGGGAAAGAAGCGTGCAGGGATTGATCTGCACAAAGCCATCTGCCATGGCGCGCTGGAACAACTTGGACATGAGGTCCTTCACGTCCTTGGCGGGATCGTAGGTCAGGCCATGGACGATCCCTTCAAGGTGCTGGAGGGTAACGACATCAATTTCAAGATCACCGATGGCAGGACCGATACGGCGATTATAGGCGGTACGATACGCAGTCAGGGTGGAGGCTCCCGGCTTTTTGCCGGGAGCATTTTCGTACTGATCGTACAGCTGCGCGACGGTGGGAACCTTCTTGATGTGCCGGGCTTCGCCGGAGGCGATCACCTGGGCAAGATATTCGTTTGCGGCCTTCTTGGTGGGGAAGCCGGTTTTTTTGTGACGATCAAGACGAAGCTTCATCGTGCCGTCGGGCAGACGGACAAGTTTTTTTCCGGTGGTGTAGGCCACGACCCAGCCGGAACGGGAGGCATCCTTATAGATGCTGCCAGTACCATTCCCCTTGGACTTGGGATTCTGCTGGCGTCGCTGCTGGCGAACACCGCATGCAGGGCAGAACACAGCGCCCTCCGGGAGAGCGCGGGAGCATTTGCGGCAGGTCATGGGATCACTCCTTAATAGAAGGCATTTGTGCCGAGGGCATAGACGAGGGCGACGATCAGGCCAAGGATGATGCCGACAAGCACCCAGAATACGATGCTCTTTTTCGTGGTAAAGCTTTTGACTTCGCCGCGAAGACGTTCAATCTCCTTCTCCTGTGACGAAGTGGTTTTGTCATAGAGGGCCTGAAGGCTGTCACGCTCCCGGTTGCGTTCTGCTTCCTGGCGGTCGTACATTTCACGCAGAGACGCGATCTGCTCCTCATAGTGCTGACGAAGAGACGCCCCCTTCTGCTCGTAATAGGTGCGGACGGAATCCAGCTCCTGCACAAGTTCTGCGGCAAAGGCGCAGGAGTGCTCTGTGGAATCAACCAGCTTTCGGTATTCCTCGCCAACCTCGAAGTACGCGGCGAGGATATCCAGGACAGGACGGCTGGCGGCATGCTTATTCACGATGCGGGAGAGAGTGGACTTTGAGACGGTGGACTCGTTTTCGATACGGTCCAGGGATTTACCGCAGGTTTCGATGCGATGTGCAATGAGTTCGATGGCCTTGATGGATACCATGGGGCGTCTCCTTTCAGTGTTTCACAACGCTGGAACGGGGCGTTCCACTTATTTGAAACGGTTTTCAAAAGATTGACTATGGACGAAACGTGCGCCGGGATGATATGATTCCGCCAACAGGAGGGAAACACGATGGAAGATCATCCGCGAATGCGCAAGAAACGGCAGGAAGTGAAGGTAAACAGAATCTGCCGAATCTATAATATTGATATTGTATCAGATGTAAGGGCGAACAGAAAAGCGAACAAACAACAAATAACCGCAAAGAACAACAATATACCATAATAGACAGCAGGAGCGGACAAGAGCCGCCGGAAGAAAGGACAGAAATCCATGAAGAACACCGAAGACGGCATGAGCAACCGGGAGTGGATCCACAAGCTGGTGGATATGATCGAGGACGAGGGAGACCTGGCAACGGTTAAATGGCTGCTGCAGCCCTATGTGGCGCGGAGCCTTAACAAAAAATACGAGGAGGAAAAGAACCATGAAGCGTAAGATCAAGGACATGCCCCCGCGGGAGAAACTGCACCTGATGGTGAACATGCTGGACGAAGCCTATAT